TGCTAGTACAGCAGCAAAAAGTGGCGCTTCTGGCGGGGGTGGGCCTAACCCAGTAAAAACTGGATCCTTATCGTTATTCAATATGAAAAAAGGCGGCTCAGTATCTTCTGCATCTAAGCGTGCAGATGGCTGTGCGGTTCGTGGTAAGACCAAAGGAACACTCGTAATGTGTGGTGGAGGCATGTACAAAAAATGAGACCATCTCGTGGAATGGGCGCAATAAGCCCATCTAAAATGCCCGGTGGTAAAAAGAAAGCTCGTAGAGATAATACGGACTTTACTCAATTTGCCGAAGGTGGTAAAGTAAACGCAGCTGGTAATTACACTAAACCTAGTCTTAGAAAACGTATTGTTTCTCAGGTTAAGGCAGCTGCAACACAAGGTACAGGCGCAGGGAAATGGTCAGCTCGTAAAGCACAATTAGTAGCAAAGAAGTATAAAGCCGCTGGCGGAGGGTATAGAGATTGAAAGCGCCGCAACAGTCTTTAAAGAATTGGGGGGACCAGAAATGGACAACCAAGTCAGGCAAAAAGTCATCAGAGACAGGTGAGCGGTACTTGCCAAAAAAAGCTATTGATGCGTTAAGCCCACAAGAGTATGCTGCAACAACACGGGCAAAACGAGCAGGTAAAGCAAAAGGTAAACAGTTTGTAGCACAACCTAAGAACATAGCAAAGAAAACCGCAGGGTATAGGTAATGACAACTTCAGGACTCACAACATTTAATTTAGACCTCAATAACCTCGTTGAAGAGGCTTTTGAGCGTTGTGGGGGCCAGCTGCGTAGTGGTTATGATTTACGCACAGCACGTAGATCGCTAAACTTATTAAGCATAGAGTGGGCTAATCGTGGTATTAACTTGTGGACTATTGAGCAGGGGCAGATAAACCTTGTTACTGGACAGGCGCTATACGCTATACCAAACAATACAATAGACCTGTTAGACATGGTTATTCGTCAAAATAATGGGTCTGCAAGCAATCAGGTTGACATTAATATCAGCCGTATATCTGAGTCTACTTACTCTACTATCCCTAATAAACTAACTACTGGTAGGCCAATACAGGTATGGATTAACCGCCAAACTGCAATGACTAACGCTGTAGCCACTACTGTTTTGCTTAACAACGGTGGGACGGTAAGTGCAACAGCTACCTCAATTAATGTGGCATTAAGCGCTAACTTACCAAGTGCTGGGTTTGTATTAATAGGTACAGAGGTTATTAGCTATCCAAATATAGTAGGGAATACCCTAACTAACTGCGCTCGTGGGCAGAACGGCACTACCGCAACTACTCATGCTGACGGCGCATCTGTAACTATTCAGAACCTTCCTTGTATTAATGTTTGGCCTACGCCTGATGCGGGTGGCGCACCGTATACGTTTATTTACTGGCGCATGCGATTCAAGATGCTGGTAATGGCACTACAGAACAAGATATTCCATTTAGATTACTGCCCTGCTTGGTAGCTGGATTAGCGTTTTATATGGCACAAAAAATACCAGAAGGACAAGTAAGAATAGGGTTTTTAAAGCAAGAGTACGAAGAACAATGGTTACTGGCATCTACAGAAGATAGGGATAAAGCAGCTTCTAGATTTGTGCCAAGGACTTTATTCTATGCCTAATAAGTTTAGTAGTGGCAAGTTTGCAATTGCCGAATGTGATAGATGTGGTCAGCGGTTTAAGTTAAAAGAACTTAGAAAGCTGATAATTAAAACTCATTTGGTTAATATTAAAGTATGTAATGAGTGTTGGGAGCCGGATCAACCGCAGTTATCTTTGGGTATGTATCCAGTAGATGACCCTCAAGCGGTAAGAGAGCCAAGACCTGATACAAGTTACTTAGCTTCTGGTGTAAGTGGTTTACAGATTCAAAATGGTACTAATAATACTATAGACGAAAATGGATACCAAGAAGGCGGTAGTAGAGTATTTGAGTGGGGCTGGGCACCTGTTGGTGGTTCTAGTGGTTTTGATAGAGTTTTAACCCCCAATGCGCTAGTTGCAACGGGTACTGTAAATAGTGTAACAATCTCGACAACTTAGGAGTGTAAAATGGGATTCAGAAAAGCAGCTGATGGTATAACTAAATCTGGAAAAACTAAAGGTACAAACCTTGGTGACTCTGGGCCAAATGTTAAAATTCAAAACGGACCAATTAAAAATGGTGTTGGGAAAACTAATTCCAACATGAAGTCTATGGGACGGAATATGGCTAAAGTAGCCGCACAAAGGGGTAGATAATGGCTAAATTTTCTAAAAAGGTAATGGGTAAAGAAGTTGGCGACGCCAAAGTTTATGCTGAGCCACACACTATGTCTGGTAAAAAAAGCTCTATTCAAGCTGACAGTAAGTACAGTACTGGAGCTGAGCGTATGAATAAAATGAATATTTCTACTGGTGGTATTAGCAAAGGTAACTCTACTCCAGAAAATCCTAACGGTGAAATGAAAATGCGTGGTACAGGCGCTGCTACTAAAGGCGTAATGTCTAGAGGGCCAATGGCGTAATGAATTACACTGAACTTGTTGCCGCTATAGAGGCATACGCTGAGAACTACGACACCGGAACAGGTGGCTTCGTAGATAATATTCCTGTCTTTGTAAAGCAGGCAGAACAGCGTATTTACAATACAGTTCAGTTACCATCATTACGAAAGAATGTAACAGGTATAACATCGCCAGCAAATAAATATTTATCTTGCCCAAACGATTACTTGGCTACTTACTCTATAGCTGTTATTGAAAACTATGGTTTAGCTACAGAAACATACACATACCTATTAAACAAAGATGTAAACTTTATTCGTGAGGCTTATCCAAGTCCAAATGATACTGGACTACCATACTATTATGCATTGTTTGGACCACAATATAGCGCACCTACAGAGTTAACTTTTATTCTAGGGCCAACTCCAAATGCAGCATATAGAATGGAATTACATTATTTCTACTACCCTCAATCTATTGTTACCGCTGGGACTACTTGGCTTGGTGATAATTTTGATACTGTTCTTTTATATGGATCTTTATTAGAGGCAGCTTCTTACATGAAGTCAGATGCAGAGACTATAGCTTTCTACAAAGACCGTTATGGAGAGGCATTAGCACTCTTAACTAGATTGGGTAACGGACTTGAGCGTGGTGATGCATACCGTGATGGTCAGACTAAACTGAACACAAACCTTAAAGGGAATGTCGTAGCATGACCATAGTCCAAGGACAAACTACAAGGTTTAAAGTTGATGCGCTCAGTGGATTGGTTAATTTTGCTGTTGGAACTGCTTATACTTACAAAATTGCTTTATATAATGCAAACGCTGACTTAAACAATACCACTGCTGTGTACACTACTGTGGGCGAGATTACAGGTACAGGATATACCGCAGGAGGGAAGCCATTAGTTATCTCAACAAGACCTACTGGCGATACTTCAAACAATGTGGCTTACATATCGTTTGATCCAGTAACTTGGACGGGCGCATCCTTTACTTGTAGGGGCGCATTGATTTACAATAGCACAACGACTGCAACAGTAGCAGTATTAAATTTTGGGTCAGATAAAACAACAACGGGTACGTTCACTATTACGTTCCCAACACCGTCATCAACAACCGCAGTAATAACAATTTCTTAGGACACTATGTTAGTTACAACAACAAAAGGCGAAATGGATGATTCCCTTCTTGAGAAAAAAGAAGGTTCAGTAGATAATGATGTTGAATACACAACTTGGACAGAATATTGGCTAGATGGTGAACTAGTCCATCGTTCTGCCCATGTAACCCTTAAAACTTCACCATTTACCGATCTAGTCGGGGCAACTTTAGGATAAACTATGGCAAATACTCAATCAATGTGTACTTCGTTTTTGGGTGAGCTTTTAAGCGCAACCCATAACTTTAGTTCGGCTAATCCAGCGCAGACTGCAAGTACAGCAAATACATTTAAAGCGGCGCTATATCTAGCTTCTGCTACTCTTAATGCTTCCACTACAGCGTATAGCGCTACTGGTGAAGTAACAGGTACAGGGTACACGGCTGGTGGTGTAACGGTTACAGGTGCAGTAAACCCAACATCGACTAATGCATCTACAACAGCGGGTGTAGGGTATTGGACACCATCTGCAAGTATTATTTACACGACAGTAACATTGTCTACTGCGTTTGACACCATGTTGTTATATAACTCAACTCAGTCTAACAAGGCGGTTGCTGTGTATACCTTTGGTTCGCAGACAATTACTGCTGGTAACTTTACTTTAACAATGCCATCGAATACGACAACAACTGCTTTAGTACGCTTATCAACAACTTAAGGTGACGTATGGCTCTGGGCTGGGGTGATAATGCGTGGGGCGATAACGGTTGGGGCGGAACGCTTGAGTTAGCTGGCGTAGTAGGAACTGGTCTTGTAGGGATTGAAGTGCCATCAATTACCCTAGCTTTGACTGGTGTCGGAGCTAGTGGGGCAGTAGGAATAGTAGTAGCAAGTACGGCTGAGAATGAAGATGGTACATTTGCTAGTGGATTTGTAGGAACAGCATTACCGGAATTAAGTATAGCCTTAACAGGTGTAAGCGCAAGTGGTTTAGTTGGAACTATATCGTATGCACAAGAAGTAGCACTTACAGGAGTTTTAAGCTCTGGGGCTGTAGGAACTGTAACGCAAGGTAAGTCTGTAACTATAACTGGGGATTTTGCAAGCGGTCAAGTTGGTTCTGTAACGGCTGGAAAAGAATCTGCTTTAACCGGTGTAGTTGCAAGTGGAGCGGTAGGTACTGTAGTAGCTAATAACTCTCCAGCTTTAACAAGTGTATTGGCTAGTGGTTTAGTAGGGTCTGTAGGAAATAGTAAAACTGTAGCATTAACTGGAGTTAGTGCATCAGGCTTAGTTGGAATTATATTTTCGGGACAGACGATAACAGGAGTTGCTGGGCGAGGCGCAGTAGGTACGATAACAAACGGTGGTATATCGGTAGCGTTAACAGGTGTTAATGCGGCAGGAAAAACAGGCAATTTAGGGTATTATTATTGGGATGTAATTAATGATGATCAAACGGCTAATTGGGCAGAGATTAACAATGCAAACACTCCTAACTGGGAAGAAATAGTAACATTTTAAGGAATAATTATGGCATCCACATATTCAGCACTAAAAATAGAGTTAATAGCTACAGGTGAACAATCTGGAACATGGGGCGCAACAACTAACGTAAACCTAGGCGATGCTGCTCTAGGGGAAGCAATAACAGGTTCAGCGGACGTGGCGTTCACAGGTGCGGATGTAACCATAACCCTAACCGATACAAATACTACACAAGCAGCCCGTAACTTACGCCTTAATTTAACAGGCACATCTGGCGGTGCAAGGAACTTAATCCTTGGTTCTGGATGTCAGATTGAGAAACTATATCTAGTAAATAACGGTTTAGCTGACGCAGTAACTATTAAGAACACAACAGGAACAGGGATTGCCATACCAGCCGGTAAGTCCGCATTTGTATTTAACAACGGCACAAACGTAGTAGAAGCGGTTAATTATGCAGGCTCAATTTCTACAGGCGCAATTACTGCTACATCAATTACTAACTCAGGACTTACATCTGGTCGAGTAGTCTACTCCACAACAGGCGGATTAGAAACAGACTCAGCCAACTTATTATTTAATGGCACCACTCTAACCGCTAATACAATAGGTGCGTATACCCTAGGTGGCACAATAGCAGGGGGCGGGAATCAACTTAACAATATCATTATAGGAACTTCTACTCCGCTTGCAGGCTCTTTTACCACTATTAATGCATCAACATCAATCACAAATGCAGGACTAACAAGTGGTCGAGTAACTTATGCTGGTGCTAGTGGATTATTAACAGATAGTTCAGCATTAACTTATAACGGAACTGCTTTAACAGCATCTGCTTCTAGTGCAATTTCAGGAGTTTTTAATAGACTTACATCTTCAGGTGCAACACTTCAAATACAAGTTGTTGGTACTTCTATAGGAACATTAGGTTCAGATACAGGTGGTAATAGCGTTTTTGATATTGCGGCTGTTAATTCTATGTTTTTGCGTGCTACTGGTGCAAGTTCAAGAATAGTATTTTCTACTAACAACGCAGAAGCAATGACACTTGACACATCAGGCAACCTAGGTCTTGGAGTTACTCCTAGTGCTTGGAGAAGTACTGATAGGGCATTTGAAATTGGAAGTGTCGGGAAGTCTTTAATGGCTCCTGCTAGTGGGAACAGTATATATTTAGCAACAAATTGGTATGTAAGCACTACTCCAGCCAATCTTTATGTGGGAAATGGGTACGCAACAAGATATGCTCAATCTGATGGAGTTCATACTTGGTGGAATGCGCCAAACAATACGAGTGGTGCAGGAGCGGCATTAACTTTTACCCAAGCAATGACACTAGATGCTAGTGGGAATTTGGGTATAGGTGTAACAGACCCCGCAAGTTATTCTGCAAAATTAAATGTTGCTGGAAATATTAGTGCTTCTGCTGGTAACAATATTCGTGTTTGGGACTCTGCAAATACAACCTATGTACAAATGAATAGCCCATCAAGTAGAACAATACGATGGGCTAACGATGCCACTACAGAATATATGCGAATAGACTCTAGTGGCAATTTAGGTATAGGTACTAGTAGTCCATCATACAAATTATCCGTAACTAATGCCGCTTCGGGGTATATTGCAAGTTTTACAAATACAACTAGTGCAGATTTATTAATTAATTTAACAGCAGGTGTTAGTTTAATTAGCCCAAGTACAGGTATCTTGGCTTTAGGAACATCCAATACAGAGCGGTTTCGAATAGATTCTGGTGGTCAGACCACCAGAATCTATT